TCTCAAGATTTTAGTTTTGTAAAAGATACAGCTTACCCAAATGGTCCAATAGGTTCAGTATCATACGGACCTGCTGGAGCAGCTGAACCAAGTGCTGCTAATGATTTAGATTTAGTTGGAAGTAAATTATGGAATCATTGGTTAGACCACATTGATATGATTTTAAAAAATCAAGATTATGAATATACAGACAAACTTAAAAAATCAAGAAAGTCAGTTCTTAAACATAGTAAAAATACATTAGACCAACTAGAAAAAGAAGAGCCAACTAATGTAGATCAAGACAGAGGAAATGAACAACACGATAAATATGATATAGTAAAAGAAGTTCATTCACTTACAAGTAATTTAGAAAGAAACGGAAAGGAGTTATTATTAATGGGCGGAGCCTACGGACATATGAGTCATCCATTTGATGACAAAGACCTAACATTTAAAGATTTAAAAAATATAATAACATTGGGTTTGGGTGGTCAATTAAATCGTGAAGATAATGTTACAGAAAAAACAGATGGTCAAAACTTAATGATAAGTTGGAAAGATGGTAAGTTAATTTCTGCTCGTAATAAAGGACATATAAAAAACAAAGGTGAAACTGCTTTAAGTATAAAAGATGTAGAAAGTAAATTTAAAGGAAGGGGTGAGATTAGAAATGCTTTTGTTTATGCAGTAAGAGATTTAAATAAAGCAATAGGTGCTTTAAGTGATAAACAACAAAACAAAATATTCGGTGAAGGTTCTAAATGGATGAGTTTAGAAGTAATGTGGCCTGCTAGTGAGAATGTTGTTAATTACGATATAACAGAATTAATGTTTCATGGAACAATGGAATATGATGATAATGCAAGAGTTATTGGACAAGCAAAAGATAGTGCTAGAATGTTAGCTGGTATGATAAAACAAGTAAATCAAAACATACAAAAACATTACAAAATTAAAAAACCACATTTTATAGATGTACCTAAACATCAAGACTTTGGTAAACTAAAGGGTAAATTTTTAGGTAGGTTAAATAAACTACAATCACAATATGCTTTAAAAGATAACGATACACTATCTATGTATCATCAAATGTATTGGCAAGAGTGGATTTTAAATGGTGCTAAACAAACCGGTTATCCAAACATAACAAATGAGGTTCTAGTTAAGTTAACAAAGAGATGGGCTTTCTTTGATAAATCATATAAGATTCCTCAAATGAAAAAACAATTAAAAGAATATCCTAAGTTTTTAGAATGGGTATTATCTACTGATAAAAATGACCATGCTAAAATGGTTAAGGAAAATATGAAACCATTTGAAACATTATTTTTTGATGTTGGTGCTACAATATTAAAAAACATGGATGGTTGGATGGCTATCAATCCAGCAAAATCAGTACAAAATATGAGAAAGAAAGTACAAGGAGCTATAAAGGCTATACGAAGTGGTGGTGATATAAAGAAATTAAATAGATTAAAAATACAATTAGATAGATTAAATGCTATCGGTGGGTTTGATGCTATTGTTCCAACAGAAGGTATAGTTTTTAAGTACAAAGGAAACACCTACAAGTTTACAGGTGCTTTTGCTCCTATAAATCAAATAACAGGATTAATGTTTTTTTAAAATAGAGGTTACATCATGGGAAGAAATATAGAGAAAGTAAAAAAATTAATAGCCGGAGTTGGTGGTAAACGAACTCCTGGTGTTGGGTATACAGGAAAAACTATCCACATGAGAGAAGAGGGTGAGATTTGGGAAGAAGCAAGTGGTAGAAAATTTACCAAAGTGGATGGTAAAAGACAACAAATTACCAAGATTCCACCAAAGGGATTTGACAAATGTGATGATTGTGAAAAACTAATCCTTAAAACTATTGACCAACAGACTTATAATAGATTTAAAAAATGTAAATATTGTCAAATAGATTTTGAAATGAAATTAAAAAGAGAAGATAGAATAAACAAAACTACTAAATGGAAAGATTGGGTAAAAGAACAAGAAGAAAAAAGATGGGAAGCTGTTCTTGCTGAATATAAATCTGAAATGGATGGTGTAGAAAAAGCAGATAGTCCATTTGATGATACGGTAGCAACTGCTATTGGAAACCACGAACAAGGTTTAAATAAAATATGAGTAACTTAAAACAAGCGATAAAACAAAACTATGTAAAGTGTGCTAAAAGTCCTAGTTACTTTATCAATGAGTTTTGTACTATCCAACACCCACAACGAGGTAAGATAAAGTTTAAACTATATCCTTATCAGTATGATGTATTAGATGAGTTTGAAGCACACGACTATAATGTTGTACTAAAATCTCGTCAGTTAGGTATATCAACCCTAAGTGCTGCTTATGCTTTATGGATGATGTTATTCCACAATGACAAAAACATCCTATGTATTGCTACATCCAAAGATACAGCAAAAAACTTGGTAACAAAAGTTCGTATTATGTATGAGGGTTTACCTAATTGGTTAAAAACTGCTATTGTAGAAAACAATAAACTTTCACTTATATTTAAGAACGGAAGTCAGATAAAAGCTATTGCTTCTAATGAGTCTGCTGGTCGTTCTGAAGCTCTGTCTCTACTAATACTTGATGAGGCTGCTTTCATTGATAAGATTGATATTATATGGACTGCCGCTCAACAGACATTAGCTACTGGTGGTCAATGTATTGGTATATCAACACCTAATGGTGTGGGTAATTGGTTTCACAAAACTTGGATGGATGCTAAAGATGGAACAAATAAATTTAATACAATTAAACTTCATTGGTCACAACATCCTGAAAGAGACCAGAGTTGGAGAGATGAACAAAATAAGATATTAGGACCTAGTAAAGCTGCTCAAGAATGTGATGCTGACTTTTTAAGTTCTGGTCGTTCAGTTGTTGATCCTCTTATCTTGGGTTGGTATAAAGATAATATGTGTTGTGAGCCAAATGAAAAAAGTGGGTTTGATAGAAACTTATGGATATGGGGATATCCAGATTATGCTAAAAAATACTTGGTTAGTGCTGATGTTGCTCGAGGAGATGGAACTGATTACAGCACTGCTCAAGTATTTGATATAGAAGAGATGGAACAAGTAGCAGAATACAAAGGTCAGTTAGGAACAACCGAGTTTGGAAACTTTTTAATTGAGTTAGCTACAAAGTATAACGATGCCCTACTTGTTGTTGAAAACAATAACATAGGTTGGGCTACATTACAAACAATTATTGATAGAGGATATGAGAATCTTTTTTATCAAGAAAAAAATCATCTTATTGTAGATGAAGATGTTCAACATACAAACAGATATAGACAAATAGATAGAAACAAGATACCAGGTTTCACAACAACTATGAAGTCTAAACCATTAATTATCGCTAAAATGGAAGAATATACACGAGAAAAGATGGTAAAGATAAAATCAACTCGTTTAATTGATGAACTTTTTGTATTTATATATAAGAATAGTAAAACTGAAGCATTAGATGGATATAACGATGACCTCGTTATGTCTTATTCTATTTTATTATGGATTAGGGATACTGCGATTCGTATTCAATCAGAGAGAAACGAATTTCAAAGTAGTTTGGTTAGTTCTATTGGAAGTTTAAATGGAAACTCAGCAGTAATGACATCAAACAATGTTCCAAAAGATAATCCATATAAAGTAAAACTTAATAACGGCGAAGAAGAAGACTTATCTTGGCTATTGGGGTAAAACATGGCAGACAATTTATTTACACGACTTGGTAGATTATTTCAATCTAATGTTATCATCAGAAAAGCTGATGATAATCGATTGGTAGTAAAAGATTTAGACTACTCACAAACAAGTTTAACAACAAACTTTATTGACCGATATAGTCGGATGATGCAAAACAATTACTCGAATCCATATGCAACTGCTCAAAACAGAAGAGCTGCTTATGAGATTCAAAAAAGAGACTTGTTTAGGGATTATGAGTTAATGGATCAAGACCCGATTATTGCTTCTGCTCTTGATATCTATTCTGATGAATCAACTATTGATAACATCGAAGGGGAAACATTAAAAGTTAAAAGTGAAAATGTTCAAGTTCAAAAGATTTTACATAACTTGTTTTATGATGTTATGAATATCGAGTTTAACTTGTGGAGTTGGATGCGTAATATGACTAAGTATGGAGACTTTTATCTTCAGTTAGACATTGTCGATAAATACGGAGTAGTAAATGTAAAACCTATTTCTGCTTATGAGATTACAAGGTTAGAAGACCACGATCCTGCTAACCCACAACTTATTCAGTTTGAGATAAACGAAGATAAAAAAGAAATAAAAGAAAATTATGAGATAGCTCACTTCCGTGTATTATCTGATACAAACTTTTTACCATATGGTCGTTCTTTATTGGAAAACGGAAGAAAGATTTATAAACAATTAACTTTGATGGAAGATGCTATGTTAATTCATCGTATCATGAGAGCACCTGAAAAAAGGGTGTTTAAGATTGATGTTGGAAACATACCACCAAGAGAAGTTGAACAGTTTATGCAAAAAATCATCAACAAGATGAAGAAAACTCCTGTTATTGACCAAAATACAGGTGAATATAACTTAAAATATAATGTAGAGTCTGTTACCGAAGATTTTTTTCTACCAGTTCGTGGTGGAGATAGTGGAACACAGATAGATACACTACAAGGTCTTTCTAATAACGACCAAATAGACGATATTGAGTATCTAAGAAACAAGTTAATGGCTAGTTTAAGAATACCAAAGGCTTTCTTAGGGTATGAAGAAGGTTTAAGTGGTGGTAAAGCTACATTGGCTGCTGAGGATGTAAGGTTTGCTAGAACAATAGAAAGATTACAGAAGATTGTTGTTAGTGAATTAACAAAGATTGGTATTGTTCATCTTTATTCACAAGGATTTACCGATTCAGACTTAATTGACTTTAGTTTAGAACTACAAAACCCATCTATGATTCACGAACAAGAAAAACTTGAATTATTAAATCAACAAATAGAATCAGAAGGAAGTGATCCTGCTAAAGAATCAGCACCAAAAGAAAACGAAGATGAAGATGACGACTTTTCTGTAAGTAGAAAAGGTGATTGGGGTGGAAGTAAAAAAGATTC